CGTACAAAAATAAGTGATTCTGTTTTTGATTAACCCATTGTGTACCATCATATACAAGCATATCTTCATTGAGGGGTGTGGTTAACGTCACATTGTTCAATTGTCCAATATTGACGCCAACATTTGATGTGAGGTCGGTCGTAAAAGCGGTCGTCGGATTTGTAAATTGAATTGTATTGGACGTCGCGTTTCCGTGGTCACTCACAACTTGGAGTGTAACATTTGCGAGATGTCCACCATCACCATAGTATCTGGCGGCGTGAACATTCCCAGTGACCATAACATTTGAGGATGCGTACACATTCCCGGCGACATTCAACTCTTGAGCCACATCCACGTTGGAGAGCGCGTAGACATTCCCACTCACATTTAACTCCCGAGACACATCTACATTGGAGAGCGCGTAGACATTCCCAGATACATTCAATTCCTGTGCGACATCCACATTTGAAAGGGCGTAGATATTCCCGGTGACGTTCAACTCCTGCGCAACATCTACATTAGAGAGTGCATAGACAATCCCACTCACATTGAGGTCTTGAGCCACATCCACATTTGAAAGGGCGTACACATTCCCAGTGATGTTCAACTCCTGTGCAACATCCACATTGGAGAGTGCATAGACATTCCCAGTGACGTTGAGTTCCCGTGCGACATCCACATTTGAAAGGGCGTAGACAATCCCACTCACATTGAGGTCTTGAGCCACATCCACATTCGAGAGCGCATACACATTCCCAGTCACATTCAACTCCTGAGACACATCTACATTGGAGAGCACATACACGTTGCCGGTCACATTCAACTCCCGATACACATCGACATTGGAGAGTGCGTACACGTTGCCGGTCACATTCAACTCCTGAGACACATCCACATTGGAGAGTGCATACACATTCCCAGTCACATTCAACTCTTGTGCAACATCCACATTGGAGAGGGCATAGACAACCCCAGTCACGTTAAGGTCTTGAGTTACGTCAATATTGGAGAGTGCATAGACAATTCCAGTGACGTTGAGGTCTTGAGTGACGTCAATATTGGAGAGTGCGTACACAACCCCGGTCACGTTGAGGTCTTGAGTGACGTCAACATTTGAGAGCGCGTAGACATTTCCAGTCACATTCAACTCCTGAGACACATCCACATTAGAGAGCGCATAGACATTCCCACTCACATTCAACTCCTGAGACACGTCTACATTTGAGAGTGCATAGACAATTCCGGTCACGTTGAGGTCTTTAGAGACATCCACATTAGAGAGCGCATAGACATTCCCAGTCACATTCAACTCTTGAGCCACATCCACATTTGAGGACGCATATACATTCCCACTCACATTCAATTCCTGAGACACATCCACATTGGAAAGTGCATACACGTTGCCGGTCACGTTGAGTTCACGAGACACATCCACGTTGGAGAGCGCGTACACATTCCCAGTGACGTTCAACTCTTGAGACACGTCCACGTTGGAGAGTGCGTGAACAATCCCAGTTACATTCAATTCCTGCGCGACATCAACATTTGAGAGGGCATACACAATCCCAGACACATTCAATTCCTGTGCGACATCAACATTTGATAAAGCATACACATTCCCGGTGACGTTGAGTTCCTGCGCAACATCAACATTGGAGAGTGCATACACATTCCCGGTGACGTTGAGTTCCTGTGCAACATCCACATTGGAGAGGGCATAGACATTCCCGGTGACGTTGAGTTCCTGCGCAACATCCACATTGGAGAGTGCATAGACAACACCCGTCACATTAAGGTCTTGAGTGACGTCAACATTCGAGAGTGCATACACATTCCCAGTCACCTCAATATTTCGTCCCACAGAAATATTAGCGGTTGTAATAAAACCAGTGGTTGGATTTGTAAATTGAACAACTTGTGTGGTACTATTTCCAACATCTGTGGCTTCTTGAAGTGTAATATCCGTCAACAAGTTTGAAAGTGTACCACCGTCACCAAAAAATCGTACAGCATATATGTCTACATCTGAAAGAATATCACCCGCAACGTGAAGTGTCTTTTCAGGTGTATTTGTACCAACACCCATACTACCATCCGTAAATAACGATACACCACTATTTGTAAATTGTACAGTGTGGGATGTTGTATTTCCAAATGATGTGACTCGTTCTAAATTTATATTCGAGAGCGTACCCCCGTCGCCATAAAAGTAAGATGCGTTCACGTTCCCAGTGACGTCAACGTTTGAGGACGCGTAGATATTCCCAGTGACGTTAAGTTGTTTGGATACATTCACATTTGAGAGTGCGTGGACATTTCCAGTGACGTTGAGTTCCCGAGACACATCCACATTTGAGGACGCATAGACATTCCCAGTGACGTTGAGTTCTTTGGAGACATCCACATTGGAGAGGGCGTACACATTCCCGGTCACGTTGAGTTGTTTGGTCACATCCACGTTTGAGAGGGCATAGACAATCCCCGTCACATTCAAATCCCGAGACACATTCACATTTGAGAGCGCATAGACATTCCCAGTGACGTTAAGTTGCTTGGAGACGTCCACGTTAGAGAGGGCGTACACATTCCCGGACACGTTGAGTTGTTTGGACACATCCACATTGGAAAGCGCGTACACATTCCCAGTCACATTCAGTTGTTTGGACACATCCACATTCGAGAGGGCATACACATTCCCAGTAACGTTGAGTTCCCGAGATACATCCACATTGGAGAGCGCATAGACATTCCCAGTGACGTTGAGTTCCCGAGACACATCCACATTCGAAAGCGCATAGACAACACCAGTCACGTTAAGGTCTTTGGACACATTCACATTGGAGAGCGCGTACACATTCCCAGTCACATTCAGTTGTTTGGACACATCCACATTGGAGAGCGCATACACATTTCCGGTGACGTTGAGTTCCCGAGACACATTCACATTCGAAAGGGCATAGACATTCCCAGTGACGTTAAGTTGCTTGGAGACATCCACATTGGAGAGGGCATACACATTCCCAGTGACGTTGAGTTCACGAGACACGTCTACATTGGAGAGCGCGTACACATTTCCAGTGACGTTGAGTTCCCGAGACACGTCAACATTGGAGAGTGCATACACATTCCCGGTGACGTTCAACTCCTGCGCAACATCCACATTGGAGAGTGCGTACACATTCCCGGTAACGTTGAGTTCCTGCGCAACATCCACATTTGAGAGGGCATAGACAACACCACTCACATTCAGGTCCCGAGATACATCCACATTTGAGGACGCATACACATTCCCGGTAACGTTGAGTTCCTGCGCAACATCCACATTGGAGAGTGCGTAGATAGTACCCGTGACGTCTAAAACATCTGAGACACTCACGGTATTGGCGTACAACCTCTCATCAATCTTGGCGTCCCCGTGGACCACAAGAATATTTGACGCGGTATCATCAACATACACATTTGAACCAATATCTAAAGTATGTATAGGTGATGTATTCGCTATACCCACGTTTGAGTCTGTAAATAAAGAACCATATACGTGAACATTCAATGTGTTTGAGGAATCTGGTACAATATATCGCCCACTTGGGTCGCTTGTTGTATATGCGAGTACAAGTTCATCATCGTTCTCAATGTAACCCACAGCTACATTAGAATCTGGGCGCGCCATCACAACCCCCAAATCAAATACAAAGTCATCATCTGTATTGTTTTCACCGAGAACAATGATAGGGTCTTTAATCGATAAGTTTTCCGAGTGTACCAACGTCGTTGTTCCCCGAACGGCGAGATTACCTTCTATAAATACATCACGTTGTAAGGATACGTTACCCAATACTGTGAGTACATTTGATGCGGTATCATCAAAGTACACATTTGAACCAACATCAAGTGTGTGTATCGGAGAGGTATTCGCGATACCAACATTGGAAATCGTCGTAAACGCAGTTGTTGTATTTATAAACTCAACCACGTTGTTTGTTGTAAGTCCATAATCAGTCACATCTTGGAGTGTTTGGTTATCCGCACTTATACCAGCATCCACAATTTCCTTTGTGACTGTGTTATATACCAATGTATTGGATAGAACACTCGTGTCGTAACGAATAGGTGCTACATAAAACCCACTAATCGGTGCTTCTACAACTGAATTTGATGCATTGATTAATACCGTATTTATAGCCTGTTCGTCTGGAACATTCTTACCAACCCGTATCCTTTCAGATCTTTCGATCGTATTCAGGTTCTTCGGCATTTATATAATAGGTCATTTTATTTTAACACAATGTAGTCCATCCAGTTCTTTTGTATCCCCAGAATGTATCTGTTTCCGTATCGTATACAATAAGACCTGGTTCTGGTTTTTTTATGATATCTGTACCTACTACACGAGGAACCAATAAACCGCGTGTCGTTGAATCAACGGCTAAAGCTGCTGATGGATGTGGGGTGCTTGACCCGACCGTGAGACATCCATTTCCGTCAAGGGTCATAGAGTTTTCAAGTAGACCATTGGGTCTCTTTGTCTTGAATACAAGACCACCTGGTCGTCCAGATGTTGTTCCATTATTTGCTTTTATGTACGCATTGATTTGAGCGAGTTCATTAATCTTAATTCCATTGACTTCCCCAATTTCAGACACAATATTTGGTGCACTATAGATTGAAATTCTCGAAGTTGGGTCGGTTGTCCCAATACCTATATTACCAGATGTCGTTAATGACGTTATTACATTTGATAATTGTAAAGTTGTTACAGTATTGCTTTCATACGACATAATATCTTGGAGAGAACGGGGTAAGATGCTTTCCACGTGTGTAAGTCGTGCGTCAATTGGTGGGATTTCATTTTGAATTGTGTGTACATTTGACTCAGTAGAATGTATTGTAGAAACGAGTGCCTCAAGTGGTTCAAATCTTGGAATGTGGGTTTCGAGAATGTCCACTCGTGGAACCTGGTCCTCCAAAGTCTTCACACGTGCTGGGAGTACTTCGAGCGCGCGTACACGAGGTTCCACCTGCGCAACCTTGCGTGTGAGTGGTTTTAAGACGTCCACGTGCTGTTCTAATTGCGCAACTTTAGGTGTAAGTGGTTCAAGTGCCTCAATACGTGGTACATACGTTTCTAATCTCCCAATTTTTGGTACGTGTGCTTCAAGGTTCTTAATTCTTGGTATGTATGTTTCAAGACGCTCCGTTGCAGTTTCCAATGTATGTAAACGTGGTAAGTTTTGTTCTATACGGAGTATCCGTCCAACATTATTTTCAATGATGGGCACGTATGTATTGAGCTTTCTCACGTCACTATCCGATTGAATTATAATGGGTATGTACGCACCAATCTTCTGGGTATCTTTGGTCAATCTCACAATGTCTTGAGAATGTGTATCAATCACATCTGGAATGTATTCAAGTTTTGAAAATCTGGATTCAAACTTCTCCGTCTGTGTAACCCTAGGTTCTAGGGCATTTAGGGCGTACTCTAACGAATCACACTTGGTGATAATATGTGGAATATGGTGTACATCTGTAACTTTAGAGGTCAATGTAGTACCCAACTGTTCGAGTGTCTCAATTCTCGAGACATTTGATTTCAAATCAGATTCTTGGGCCACCCCATACAATCGTCGTCCATCTCCGATAAACTCATAGGCGACGACCGAACGCGAGGCACGCACTATACCATCTATATGGAGTTCTGAACCGACATTCACATTTCCTTGGGTGGTCACAGACGCGACTGTTAAATTATTTGACGTGATATCCCCAATTTGACCAAGTGTGAGACCTGTGAGATGACGTCCATCTCCGTGATACTGGTGCGCGTGAATATCCTCCGTGACGCGTAGATGAGGCATTACATACCCCAATTGGTCGTACGTGACGTTTGAAAGGAGACCACCATCACCAAAATAGGATTTACTGTGTAATGCACCATCAATGGTGACGTTGAGGGGAGTGTCCGAGCGAAACGTGAGGTCGCCATCATACTCGAGAGACACCGCGTTGCGACCCTTGACCATTTTGATTGAAGCACGGTCGTGGGCGTCAGAGTTGGAATCACCAACCACAAACTCGGGATTGTCTATATAGTAGGTGTTGATTGTGGTCACATTGACCACGTCCAATTGTTCAACTTCAAGGTGTTTAAAACGTGTTTTTACATTTGACGAAGACCCTAATTCAGTAATACTTTGGAGGGACAAATCATTTCCAAACACAACTTCTTTTGTCTCTGGGCTATACATAAGTACATTCGATGAGACACCGTGTCTCATTGGCGACACATAGAAACCTGGGGATTCTATGTGTGGTATCTCAGTTTTACCCGCGTTCAAAACGATTGTATGTTCAGGTTGATTTTCCGAAGTATGTCGACCAAGTCGTATCTTCTCCGTCAGATGGAAAGTATTGATGTTTTTCACCATTTATATATTAATGTATTTTAATTTGCGTACACAAGCCCAGCCATACCATTTTCTATCCTGAGAATGTTATAGTTTACGGCGTAAATTGGATTTACAATGGGTAATGATTCACTTTGTATCTTTGCAGAGTCTATACGGCTAAAATTGAGAGACCCCGAGGGTTGATGAAGACTTGATGTTAAACAGAATGCGTGAAAGAATATATCTGGAGACGTCACAAAGTTTGTATGATAGTAGTGGGACACGTCAACAAAGTGGGTCTTTGCCCATTTATATTTACAAATATCCATACCATTGATACTCAACTTAATACGGTTACCCACAGCCGTGAGTGCGCTTTGTGAAGCTGTATTAGAACTCGCAATGTACTTGACTGGATGATTAAAATTCAACTCCTGCACAAGCTCGTGTGATGGAATATTCTTTTGGACTTGGAATATGAGCATATCATTTGCGCGAGATGCGATGTTCCCCCGTTCCTCGTTATCAACATAGTAATAGTTTGAATAGGCTTCCCAGTTATAGTCTGCGGCATTTGGACCCCAACGGATTCTAAGTTCCACATCGTGATACTGAAGGGCAACCAAAGGTATCGCAGATTGTGCATTTTCACAGAAAAAGAATCGAAATGGATAGAAATAAGACCTTGAACTTAACCCTGGGTGGGGTCCATTTGAACTTTTTGAAACATTCTGTGCGAACGTATCAATCGCAATCGTTTCACAAAAGAGTGAATCTTGTTCATCTATCACCTGTCCACCAATCAAAAGTTGTACACTGTCGATATACTGCGACCAATCTTGGATGTCTACACACTCTGTACCATCATCTGGGACCAAGAAGGTGTATCCCAAAAGGTCGCCACTTCTCTCAACTCGAATCGTTGATAAAGAATTATTTTTCACAGCTCCATAGAGTGTATGTTTTTCAATGGACTGTGAAAAATTTGAATGTCTTTTAAATGACGAATTAAAAAACGATATCTCAGGGTTTCCTGTAATATGTTCATCCTGAGCGCCAATCGCCACTAACTGAACAATACCCGAAGACATAGTATACTACTTTAAAGGAAGAAAATTACAAATTAGGTTTTCTACACACAAATCTAAGAACGAGGAAATTATTGGCGTTATCATCCGATGGTTTAATTGTGGCGCCATTTTGATCACGAATCGTTACACTGAGACGGTCGACTCGCCTGATTGGGTCTATATATTGGGTGGCGATTGTGTAATTGTCTTTGAAAGTAATGAGGGCATTACCATCAGTCACGAGACTCGCGAATGAACCTCGAATCATACTCATAGATGCTTGACCCGTGAGAACATTGGATGCTCGGTCAGAAAAAATGGAATCTAATTCCTCAATCGAAACATAGCAATGTTTGGTAGATACATTAGAATTGATATGCGCCGCGAGGAGTCTGGCCTGAACAACATTGCGAAGTGGTTGTTGGAGATGGCACGTAAAAGTATTCGCACTGTCTTGACCAATGGTATCGACAGTTATGGTGTGATACTCGTAATCGAGGTCTGGGATAGTTTGGGGGGAAGTCACCAAAGCCATTTATATTACTTTAGATTAAAGATCCGCCGATTCCATCTTCAATTTCATACGATGCGTGGTCGGCGACGAGTTCTTGAGCACCACAGAGGCCACCTGGAGTCAAGCTCTTGGTATACGCGCTACCCTCACTGGTGTGTCCAGGGGCACATTCCAACTTGTTCTCGAGATCAAAGATGGACTTTTCACTGACCGCCTTCACAGTGATGTGTCTGGGCTGGTATCGACTGGTCTTCTTGATAGCACCAAGAATGTAAATCAATACAATCAAACCAAAGATGGACATAACGGCATTTCGGTTGGCTTTGTTGAGGGTAAACATTTATAATGTATACATATAATTTTTTTTAAAGTGCGTTAAAGGTAATTGAATAGTTTCCTTATAAAGAGTAGATGGACGAAGAAATAGTCATTGATCGTGGAAATACTACTGTGATGAAATTAGACGCCGACGAACAGGCGCTGATGGATGAGATTGAAATATCAACACCACGCCCAAAACCCGTGCCCCGACCCGTGCAACAAAGTCACAGACCACGTCCTCCTGTGCACCAAGAAGCTATGGATGCTTTTGTAAATCCAAACAAACAAACTGCCCCCAGTCAGCCCCAACAGGAACAGGAAATTGATTACGGTGATGACGACGACGAACCAATGTTTTTTGATGATGAGGGACCAGGCCCCCAAGAGGAGATGCCCTCCAAGGGGTACTCGTCTATTGATGAAGAAAAGGCGGACCTCATTAATAAATTGGGACGCCTTGAGAAGAAGGGGTTTGCGGTGAACAAGAGACTCACGGCGTACTCCAATGTTGAAGAATTGAGAACTGAGGTCAAGCGTATCACCTATAGCATCGATGTCGAACAATCGATACGATTTTCAAGACGAATGTTGGTGGCCTGTGTGACTGGCCTTGAGTTCCTTAACAAACGCTACAATCCATTTGAGATTCAACTTGAGGGTTGGTCTGAGTCTGTGATGGAGAATGTGGATGACTACGACGGCGTCTTTGAGGAACTCTACGTCAAGTACCGCTCGAAGGTCAATGTGGCACCAGAAGTCAAGCTCATTATGATGTTGGGTGGTTCAGCGATGATGTTCCACTTGACCAACAGTATGTTCAAATCTGTGATGCCCAATATGAATGATGTACTCAAGCAAAACCCAGACCTCGTGAACAATATGATGCAAGCGATGCAGAATACGACACGTGCGCCATCTGGTCCAGCGGATACAGCCCCTGTGGGAGGCACGGGTCAGTATGAGATGCAGGGACCTGGGATTGATATCTCAAGCCTTATGGGTGGTGTGATGATGCCCCCACCACCCCCAATGAACACCACACCACGAATGGCGGTGGAGGAGGATGACGATGATATTTCAGACATCGTGTCCATCTCAGGTGAATCGACGGGTGGTGAAGTCAAGGAGGTGAATGTCGATGCCTCGAAGTCCAAGCGTGGTCGCAAGAAGAAGAAGACAGAAATTAATCTCTAAGTACAATATAAATGATAGGTTATTGTCCTCTGGAGGAACTGGAACCTCCTGTAAGACAACAGGTTCCAGTCGGTGCTCCAAAGACTGAGACCGAGACCAAACCACCAATGGGTCTCGAAGAAACTGAATGTAATTACGTCGTGATGGCTTTCATTGTCGGCGTTCTCTTCCTAGCCGTCTCTGATTCCATCAGGGCGTAAGTGTTTACTCTAATTCTACCTTTGGGTTTTCCCCGAGAGGTAAAGTTATCTAATATGTGAATGTTGAGCGTATGATAGTACCACTCTTTATAGATTCAAGTCCACCACCATTTGAGGTCATTACATCAACGACGAGGTCATATTTGTATGTTCGTGTACCACCCGTATCATATGGTGAAATGGTGACGGTTGTTTCTGTTGTGGTGACTGTGGGACTCCAAGGGTAAAAGTTTGACCCACCAAATATACTCTTCGTACCAACAGCGATGGGTACAGTGGATAAGGACCCGTCATCTGTACCCCCTTGAACATCAAGAATCATTGTACTTGAATCCACAACTGTGGCGCCATCTGTACGCCTTAAAATACCAAAAATCTTAGCATAAAATGACGGTTGTCTAAATGTAAATGTTATAGTTTTGTCGTTGAATCCCGTGATAGTGACTGCGTTTGAATATTTTTTACACGCCACCTGGTCAGAGTTTGTAATAATACCACCATTCACGTGAAGAGATGTATTTGCCGTCTCACCACCGAGACCAATAGCGACCTGGTCACCCAAATCAATAGCGCCATCGACGGTCAAATCCCCCGTGATTTCGAGATCACCTTGAACAAATGTTGTACTGGACTGTGGTTGAATATAGACATTACCAGTTGTACTCGACATAATGTTAGACGTCCCCCCAGTTGTTTTGAGTTCTATGAGCACATTACTTGTGGAATGTTCAATTCTTGGAGTCCCGTTATAGAGGTGAAATCGTGTCGCGGGTGTCGCTGTGCCTATACCCACATTACTCGTGTGAATCATATGAATACAATTCGTCATCGTACTGTTATTCGACACACCCATCACGAGACCTGTCGTACTATTCGTGGAATTACTGAACCCTCGAATGTATCCACCTTCTCCATCATTGGTATATATGAGCATACCGGTCTCTTTGTTGGTCCCAGGGCTCTCAAGTTTTAGAAGATTCACACTATCCGTGGATGCACTGTATATGTGTACATTTGCTCCCACAGTTGAAGTACCAATACCTAAATTACCTATAGAATCAAAACGCGCAAATTCAAAATCATCATCACCAGTAACCTCGTGTACAAATGTAAGTGGACGTCGTGATGTACCATTGAGAAGATTTCTAATTTTATTAATAGAATCTAAACCCTCCGTCGTTGAAAGTGCAAAACCAGACAACTTAAACGCACCCCCGGCGCCAAACTCAATATCACCATTCACGACCAATTTGGTATTTGCACCTTTACCAGTTGCATCGGACCGCTGTCCACCGACAACGACTATACCGATATCCGTAATAACAAGTGGTTTATCTATTTCAGCATCTTTTGCGGTAAGAATGGTTCCAAAATCTTCACCTGAACTTGTGTATGTTTGGAATACGTGTTCTGCCGCGATGTGTCGGATTCTATCTGGACCCTGGTCGACCGATGACGCATCATTACCCTTAAAGAGTAATAGTTCATTTTTTGTATATTCAGAGTCATATCGGCGCTCTTCGATGTGTGTATTCCCAAAGTCGTCTCCACTGAGACCAAAAAATGAAAGTTTATTTCCGATGACTACATTCCCCAAAACTTCGAGTTTGGCCCGAGGAATATCTGTACCTAAACCCACATTACGTGTTACATTATCTATGAATAAACCAACACTTCCAGAATCATATACTCTATATGGACTTTGTGTAATTCTATAATCACCATCACCCGTAACACCGGTCGACCAACCTGCGACGGGTATATCTCCATCAGCTTGAATATAGGATGTAAATGCATTCCCAAGATTTACATCCGTTTGCATCGATATGATAGCATCACCTCCCACGTGATTATGCACAAGAAGACCATTCTCTTGAGGATTCGCAATACCCGTCGAGTACACCTCTAAATGTGCAGCTGGTTGGGTTGTACCAATACCCACACGACCATCACTTTTTAAAGACATCACATACCTTTCATCTGTGTACGTTTCATCGGCGAGGTATATATCAAGCTTGGACTTGGACTTTCCAGATGCTATATCGTGTTTAGACATTTTGAATGTCGCTCGAACACCATCACGAAATTCATTACCATCCCCTGTAAGATGTAACACAGTCAGGGAATCTGTAGTACTTACAATTGGATTTGTATTCGTCACAACGAGAGGTGAACCCAAATGATTAAATCCATTACTGTACGTCACTGGGGTATTGATGAACACAGTTCCACCGGACGTGTGAAGACGCCCCACCGGTGTAGATGTCCCAATGCCCACATTACTTGATTCTAGAATGGTCATCTTTGGTGTACCCATTGTGGCTGTTCTACTCGCGTAAAAATTGAGACCTTTACCCGGGGCCACAATGTTTTCAATTCTATTTTCACCACCTGCGGTACTCGACAATACACGCATCGATGTATTTCCGGTTGAACCCCAAATATTACCATATACAGATGCGTTGCTTCCAATCACATAGATATTACCCGCAACTGTAAGTTTTTCCGTTGGACTTGTATTTGATATACCAACATTACCACCAGATGCAATGCGCATTCTCTCCACATTTTTGGTCTTAAATCGAATATTTTGGTGCGTATTGGATGTACTCGCCCCATAGACTTCTATACTGCTCACATTTGATGTCGTGGGTCCAGATTTGAGTGTAAGTACATTAGACGTACTGTCTCCACCAAATCTATCACCGTGAATTGTAATGTTTGAACTTGAAAAGACCAAATCCGTCACAAGACTTGTTGTCGCGGTGTTCCCCACAACCGTCAACGTATTTGCCGTGCTCAGATTTGCAAATATTTTGGACCCTATGGAGAGTGTATCCGTTGGGGATGTATTCGCGATACCCGACGGTGCGGTACCAGTGGTACGTAAACCATTCATTTGAACATTACTACTAATCACAACTGGATTTACAGATAAAGGTTCCAAAGAGAGTAAGTTTCCAACGGTGATACCACCCGACCCAACCGCGAGTTTGTTCACGTAGACATTACCAGTGGTATGCATCACATTTGAGCCAGTATCGTCAAAATATACATTTGAACCTAAAGCCAATGTGTGATTTGGAGATGTATTTGCTATACCTACACGACCCTCGGTATACAATTCACCATACACGTGAAGGTTCATTGTATTCGAGGTATCGACTGTAAATGTTTGGGTCTCAGGTCCACCGAATGTTCTTCCCAAGACAAATTCATTATCTGCGTGAATATAGCCAGCAATGATATTTGAACGTGATGGGTCATCCACCATAAGTACACCAGTGTCGTATAATCCATCATTACCCGTACCCATCTGAATAACGGCATTTGATACCACAAGATTATTCACAGCTGTATATGTTATACCTTGTGTTACAGACAAGTTACCATATATATTCATACCCCCATAAATCTGGAGAAACCCACCATCCACAACAACATTTCCGTTTCTAAATACCGCCACATTACTTCCACTTACAGCCTCTGAACCAACGACGAGATGTTTACCCACGTGTACATTCGTGGAGTATGTATTTCCAGTCACACTCAAGATATTTGAAGCTGTGGCGTTTGCTGTAAGCCTTGACCCAACCCTAAATACATTTGACGTGTGTAAGTTTCTTGAAAATGTATTTCCATTCACGGTCACCAAACTTTCAGCATCTGGATTTGTATCGACAATGAACCTGTCCTCTCCAGATGTTCGAATTTCAAGTGTTCGCGTTGGATTTGTCGTACCAATACCAATCTTATCATCTGCAAAAAGACGCGCCGTTCGGATACTCTTCTTTACATCTAAAATGATTTCCTCACCATTCGTGATGAACAAATCTGTACCTACAGATACATTTGTTGTCGGATTCGTATTCGCGATACCTAAACGATTCACAACAAGTTCGTCTGCCTCAATCTCAGAAGTAATAATACTTCTGACACTGGTGAGAACATCCTGTTCTAATGGGTCTGCGTCGAGTGAAGACACATAAATTTGGTCAAAACGTACGGTCCGTCCCATTTATATTAGTTACCGAATAAAATTCCAGCTAAACCATCACGGATTCGGAGTACATTATAATTGACCGCGTACACATAAAGGGGTTGATCGGCTGGTCTGAGTGAACCCTTTTCACACCCACGAAGTATGAGCTTGGCGTTATCTAAGCGACTAAAGTTACACGTCCCGGATGGGTTATAACCTGACGCTTTCGCACAGAAGTGGTACGCAAAAAATCGTGTATAGAAAATGACGTCTGTGGGGTACTGGTATTCAATAACACCGTGTTCGGCATTGTAATAGTTTTGTACAACGTGAAAGTACAATGGAGACATATTCTCTAATAAGGGTGTCCCATTGAGATGTATATCTGCATTTTTAAACGTAAAACGGTCATTTGGGGCATCATCTGTTGTTGTTCCAAATCCAAAAAATAATGACTTGACTGGATGATTAAATATAGACAAATCTACATCATTCTGTCCACCAGATTCAATTTTATTATCTGATACCGTGTTTAAAGGAAATTCGGCGCGTTGTACTTGGGTGATAACAAAATCCATATGACGCTTGGCCATAGATTCTCGCTCATCCGTGTCCAAATAAATATAGTTACCATACACTTTTATGTGTTTATCGGCGTCCAATATTCCTTCAAATTGGGTGAGGTCAAAATTAATCTTTATTTCAACTTGGTGGTGCTGAAGAGACACGAGAGGTAGGAATCCCCCGTGGTCACAAAAAAAGAAATGGAAGGGAAGAAATCCCGGTGCACCACCCGGGTTGTGTTTATTTGTAAAGTTCAAAGATTTTGTGTTTGTATCCGCGAGGTAATTTGGCCATATTTCGCTATAATAATCATAGTGTTGTGAATCAACTTTTTGACCCCCAATATAAAGGTCAACGGTGGAATTGTAGAATAAGTTGGATGCGACCACATTACCTTCACACCACAGTCCATTTATAACATCACCCAAAACAGGAATAGTAATGTGTGGGTCTTTATCACTAATAGTTTTGATAAACTTGGGGGCTTGGGAAAAATTCGTATGCCGAGTAAACTTCATACGAAAGAAAGAATGTCCCTCATCACTATTCAAGTAAACATCCTGTACACCCTTTGAAACAAGTTGTATTAATGCACCAGACATATATGTATTATTCAGATTATAAAAATAGACACTTTCCCTGAGGGAAGTCTGGTTTTTCTTCGATATCCGGTTTGCCGTGTATCTTGAAACCACCTTGGCGATACACCTTCATTCTCTTGTAATACATAGCCGTAAAGATAGACCAGGGGTCGTGGACATCATAGATGTGGGGATTGTTCTTTTTTCCCTTGGTCTCTCGCATAATACGTCCAATACTTTGTACAATATCAGACTTTGGGGACGCCAGAATAACTGTATCCAGAGTTGGTATATCGAGGCCTTCGTGGGCTTGACTGAACGTCGCAAATATGATTTTCTTTTGGGAAGACGCCTGGAGGTCTGCCTCCTTCATACCACCCATATAGAGGCCCGAGCTCTTTGGGAAACACTGGTGAAGCATCTCACAATGTAACCTCCGGTCACTGAGTACGAGGAGTTGTCGTGTCCCCGCGGACGCTTTTTTGACCAGTTCCACAAGCATTTGGTTTCTCTTTCTGTCCTCGACAACCTCTGTGACCATATTGGGCATAGAGAGTTTCCCATTTCGCGTACACGGTGGGGCATTTCTATAGTTTTGGGACTCGTACACAATTGGAAACACCTCCACCTGTTCCTGGTTTTTCCTCTCCACTGCAAAGAATGTTGGACCCATAAACCAATGCAACACCTTCGTGAGACCATCCTTTCGCTCGGGAGTTGCCGAGAGACCAAAGATATGCTTGGGACACATCTTGAACAGGGACTGGGAGAACACTTTTGCACATATGTGGTGCGCCTCATCGACAATGAGTGTACCTATCGAGTCGAAATCACTGAATGAATATTCCTTGAGAGAGAGCGACTGGAGCATCGCAATCACAAAGTCACACTCCACCTCCTTTTTGTCCTGTTGAACAACACCAATCGTGGCGCCTGGACAAAACTGTTGGATACGCTCCTTCCACTGGTCCGCCAAGAACTGCTTGTGGACAACAATCATTGTACGGTATCCCAACTTACACGCTATCGCCAAGGATACGGTGGTCTTCCCATACCCGCATGGGAGTGAGAGAACTCCATGACCTGCTTTAAGAGCAGCGGCAAGAGCTTCATTTTGATGGGTTGTGTCTCTGAGGGTACCGGCAAATTTGGTTTTGATTCGCGTGGGTTCAGGGCGTCTATCCTGCTTGGGTTCCCCAAGTTTAGCAACTCCGTAGAATCTTGGAACGCAGACTCCATTCTTAGTTGCTCTAAAAACTTTAAAAGGTGGTGGGGGAAATCCATAGTCTCCATTGACGATAGGTCTTACTGTAAGTTCTTTTTTAATGTCCTGAAGTGGTCCTTCCGTGACGAGATATCCCGTTCTCGTCAACATATACTATATTAAAGAGTTGAAACTTTATATGACTATACAATGCCTTCCGCCAACGTTGAAGAAAATATTAATAAGATTGAACACGCCATTGAGGAATTGACCCAAGAGGTCTTCCGTCTCCAAGGTTCCCTCCGTGTGTTCAAGGGCTTCAAGGAAGCTGGTTTAGTGGATGTTGAGATTCCAGAGCGCCCTCAAGAGCCAGAGGCCGAGCCAGAGGCTGAGCCAGAGGCCGAGCCAGAGGCCGAGCCAGAAGCGGAGACTGACGAGAGCACCCAAGAATAACCACTATATTCACCAACATTCCAAACACCCTTGAATTCAATTACGACTTCAACTTCATCATCTTTTATAAGAGACTGCACGGGTTGTCCACGGACTTCGCACATCACTCTCCTATAACGGAATGGAACCTTCACTGTGAGAACTCGGCCATCGAGGGGGTTATCAACTCGCGTGTGTTGCACGAGACGCGCCTTGTTTATATGCATCCTATCTACGATTTGGGCACACTTTTCAGGAATGACCAAACGAATATACTTTTTGTCGTTGTGGTCATACATGGGTGTATGGATTCGGGCTAGAAACTTCATTGATTTCTGTTACGATACATTAGAATTAAAACTATAAGCACTGTAATCAAAATTGATAAAACCTGGGTAAGAAGGAGAGGATGAAGAGGTGGACGTGTCCCAAATGTGAGATGACTCAAAGTTCTTGATACCTCCACAGCCGCCTCAATACTTGAGTATGGTGTGTGTCTCGGAGACATCATACCACACATCGCAACAGTGGGGCACTTCCCAAAGAATGGAAGTTGTCCGTGAAGACTGAGAACCCCCGAGGACTGTGAGAACGTCCACCGTTCCCCATTCCAATCCGCACCCCAACCAATGCGTACACGTGTGGGTTTTTGGGGGAGTTCTAATTGTTTCAATACCTCCATCTGTAGTAACTCCGGTTCAGATGTGAGTATCTCCTCCGTGAGGTCACATATCACACACGACACTGTTGTACCATCTGCGAGAACAACGGGTTGAAGATTCCACGGAGTGGAGGCTGCGATTTCGAGGTCATCCCCCAATTGTATGGGTTCCTCAAAGTCTAGGAGCACATTGATACACCCATATGTACTGTCTCGAACCTTCTTCTCCGCATCTAGGCCCCAATTGTCCCCCAAGAAGTTGAGGGCTGGACTATTGTCGAGGCACAAAAAGAGCATACCCTCGTCAATCGTACTTTCATCCGCGAACTCGGCGATGTATCCAGCGCCTTTGTACGTCACTGATTTCAATTCCTGTCCAAATACAAAATGAACACCAGAATTAATCAGACATTCCTCCATCGCGTCGCACATCACTTTTCCGGAACCCTTTTGGGTACACTGTTTTGAGAGTGCGACGTAATCAAAACTTTTTACAAACTCATACGCAGACATCACATTCCAAGGTACACCATCCATAATGAGGGGAAGATGTTCGAGAACAGCTTGACCACCTGGGGTCAATTCTCCAAGAGCTTCTTTGAGGGACACACTCTTGTACTTGTCTGGGTGTGCGAGAACTCTCACTGCGAGGGATGTGAGCGCGCCATAATCTTTGAGTTTGAGGGAGCGAAACATAAAACTATAGATATCCTTCTCGACGGGTTCGAAAATATCATCCCACTGGATACCCATCTCTGCAAAGAGGCTGTGAGTATTCACGAAAGCACGGTCAAATACGATACGGTGTGCGTGGAGGTCTCGTGTCTCTACATCTGGTTCCCACCATGATCCCCCACCTGAAAGCTTTCTGTCGTATATCGTGATGTCGTGATCACCTGCACGGAGTATCTCCCACGCGAGAGACATCCCAGTTGGTCCAGCACCAATGATATGAATCTTCATTCTACTAGTAGACCATATATTTTTTAGATCAATCCTGTCTCCTTGCGTTCTTCTGGAGTCTTGATAGCATACATAGCACCAATGAAAATAACCGTTGAGATGAGAGCATACTCGATGTCTTGTGTCGCACTGAATGCAATTAACATCAGTGAAAGGAAGCGGAAGGTCTTACTGTTGAAGAGAGCCTTGAGATTTTGTGGAATCTTAATAGCGTTACCTGAGAAGAGACCTTGGTACAAAATGATAAGAGTGAAGACGATGGGTTGCGCCTTGATAATCTGTTCAGTTGGAGTACTCACAGGTCCAAGGAAGTTTGAGAGCTTTGGCATTTATAGTAACCTAAGATATTAAAAATAAAAGATTTGTATATAGTAGGATGCTATGCGTCGCGAGTCACAGACCCACTCGGGTGGTACCAAACCAAAAGGTGAAGACCTGGAAGTTTGCCGCCAAATTTCTATGGAAGAACACATTTGTACAAAACAAATCTGAACTTGGTGCGTGGACACGGGACCAACTTCTTGACCTTGGCCCCACGTTTGTAAAATTAGGACAGATTGCCTCTACGAGAGCGGATCTCTATCCACCCGAGTTTACAAAACAACTGGAATCCTTGCAGGATAATGTACCACCAGTCAATATACAGGGTATTGTAAACTTAGACCACTTTGAGGCATTTGACGAGACCCCATTCAAGTCTGCGAGTATTGGACAAGTACACAAAGCGACTCTAAAGAATGGAAAACAGGTTATCGTCAAAGTCAAGAGACCAAACATATACGATATTATGAAGACAGATACAGATAATATCCGGGACATCGTTCGCTTCTTGGAGAAGGTTGGGGTGGACACAGGGAATAGTTCGGAGTTTGTACTGAATGAATCCATAGAGTACCTGTTGGGTGAAGCTGACTATCACCGAGAAATGGATAACGCCATTCGATTCAGAAAGAATATGAAAGATATCAAATGGATTAAAGTTCCCAAAGTGTACACTGAATTTTCAAATGATGATATGATTGTCATGGAGTATGTGGAATCTGAAA